ACAAGCGATTGACCTTGGCGCTGTATAAATACAGCTGAACCACCAATATTAACAACAGGCAATCCAGGCTTAGACCCAATTTGAGTTTGCGGCTTGACCATAAAGGTCGCTGGCGTTACTGGCTGGCTTGCTTCTTGGATAACGACAAACTCACCGCCAGACGTAAATATCTGGAGATCAGGCCCAGCATTAAGATTTGTTACTTCGTTGAACTCGTTGACATTGAGAGTGGCTTCAACAGACTCGTCGTCAAGACCGGTGCCTTGCTCGAAATCAAAATACTGAGCAACCTTAGACCCCCAAATAGTATTAGGTCGCAATGCAGTGCCGCCAAAATACAACCTGCCTTCATAGAAAGCTGCCGTTCTAGGCCACCCTAAAGCGTCAGACCAGGTTGTCACATATCCAGTATCGGCATTCCAGACACTTAAAGTCTGGCTTGGGAAAGGAAATACAGAGTTATCCATGACGCTAGCGTCAAAGAACGGTATTGTGACAATTGCGTCAACAACATGATCGCTGACAACTGATACAATTCTTGCCTGTCCTTGCGACGACCCAATCGTCCGGTTAATTAATTCGCCAATACTCGGTGGCCCATAAGGCACGACCTTATAACCCGTTGTCGCATCTGGAGCCGTGTCCCAAGTGTCATCGATCGTTATCGTTTTTGTCCCCAGATCATAACTGTGAACGTGCCGATACTGCCCAGAGCCGGTGCCAGAGGTGAGATGCAATGTCATCCCAACAGGCGTTTTTGTGCCAGTAAACGAGGTTGCCGCCTTTAGTATTAAAGTGGTGCTAGATCCGCCTTGAGCTGTACCTGTATCGCTGGTGTAGCTGGACGCGGTAATGGTTATATTGCCGTCGACAGCAGAAGGCGTGATTGCAAACTGAGGGTAGTGCGTATGCGGATTAAACGCATAACTAGGAATGTTTGTTAATGGTACATCTTCAAACGTCCAGCTTACATCCGAGTTTCTAACCAACCTCTTGGGGTGCATGTCCTGGTGGACAATGATTAGAGTATCAACGGCCTGAGTGTATTTAAGATCAGGCACCATTGCCGAAGTAATATCGGTAGCCGAGACGCTGACTTGGAATACATCGTTCTTGTAAACCTTAATAAACCCGCCCTGAACGGCAAGCAGATAAGTATCTGTCCTGCTAAACTGAAACGGGATTAATTTGAATTCTTCAGCCGTTGGGTTGTCGTATATCTTGTCGATAGTACGCAGCCCAGGACGACGAGTGGCGCCACCTTGCGGATGGATGATTACATTTTTTGCGGATTCTAAACCATTGGAGTATTGCTCAAGGTCGGTTCTGGCCCGAAGCAAAGGATCCATCTCGCCAACGCTGAAGTTTGTTTGGAATTGCGTATAACGAGCCATGCTACCCTCTTACATATATTAGGGAGTAATCCTCGATAACTTGCGGCGAATTGCCCCTAGAATCCACATTCATCGCTTCTCGGAATAAACCACCACGACCATTCTCGCCTGGTGTCCCGAATGAAAGTGAATTGAAATAGTCAGTCTTACTGATTTGATCCGTCACAACCAAGCCCAATTCCGCAGCCAACACTGTACGCAGCAGCCGCACAAAGTACGCGGGCATTCTTTCCTCGGCTACAGACGTTTGATAATCAATGTAAACCGTTTCAAGATTGGTGTACAACTGATCCCCAAAGATCTGCCAGCCATAACGGACTGGTAATTGATTGGTTGATGAATCAGCAAAGATTGCTCGAATACCAGACAACATATCGCCTGGCAATTGATAGGAATATCTAAACTCGTTGTCCGGAACGGTCGCCAAACGAGCTAATTTAATCTTCTGGTATGACCAGCTCCAGGGATACCTGGCAAGTAAAGAGTCCCGAAGGTCGGGATATAGGCGCTCACATGCCTGGGCAATGTCCGTCCCGTCTGCAAATGAACTTATCGGTGCAGCTCCAAGCAGGATTAATGCGTCAGAGCATATCGAAATATCAGTATCACCTGATGCCATACAACGCCTCTCGCTAAATATGGGGCGACCGAAGCCGCCCCGTTTTACTTAGATCGCAGCTGTCGTAATAACACCGGCAGTGTTAGTAGCAACTAAGAGCTGACCGCCATCACTAGCTTTATTGAGAATGAAATCACCAGTCGTGATCAAACCCTCAATTGCATTGAAGTAGCCAGACGCGGCAACTGCCGCTTTGTTGTCTGAACTGGTCAGGTAGCTGTAAACACTAGGAGCGTTACCACTCTTTGAAGCCCCGATTGTTGCCCATCCAGGCAGGTCTGTAGCAATTGAAAATGCCATTAGTCATTTCTCCTTTAGGATTCGGTGCAGTTAACCTGAATGATACCTTCAGAGTCGATCGCTACTGCGGCAGCACTAAACATAGAGCTAACCAAGAACGAGGTTTTCTCTGGAATGTAGCTGACTTCAGTTCTCTGAGCCATTGATTCAGCATAACCCATTGAGTCTTTGTGCCATGCGAAACAAGTTCGGATGGGAGGAGCTGCCTTTGGAATGCCGCCTTCGTCACGATTACCCATAGTGATGAAGTTAAAGCCCATGAATGAAGATACTTCACCTCGGACTAAAGCCTTCACTGTGTTGAAATCGCTAGAGGTTACTTCCTGGTCGCCCAACAATGAATCTAACTGGCTTGCGTGCATGAGCAAATATCGACCTTCAGCAGGTACGTTATTCGTATTCATTGCGTTTGCAGTCGCTCGAAGCTTCTCGATGTTCATGTTAGAGGCTGCGCCACCAACACTCGTTGCGATAGTAGAGCTTGCATTACCAACCATTGCGTCAATACAAAGCTGGTCAAGACGACGAGCAATTGACTTGGATACAACTTCAACCAACTCTCGACGCTCATCAAAATTGATGTGTGATTGTTGGAAAATGTCGCTGTATTCCGCAGCAATGTAATCAGTCATGCTGGCTGATACTTGGTTGTACTGCACGTTTAAAGGGGTTACATCAGTTTGCGGTACGCGAACCGTTGCTACACCTTTGCCGATTTTAGGAAACTTAACCGTGTTACCCTGTACGTTTGTGCGAGTCCGCATCGTTCCACGAAGAACCGACTCTGCTTGATACGCTTGCTTTACTTCTGACTCGAAGAGAGTAACAAACGCTGTAGTTACATCCTGTGCCATGACAGAACCTCCAATAAAGTGAATTTATCAAACGCTACCGTTAGCCGAAATCGGGCGGTTACTTGTGGAGCCTGTCTCCACCACCAACGGAATCACCGTATAGAAGGGCCGCGAACGCGGTTAGCCATCAAAAACGAATATAACTATATTTTGTAAGAAAACGCAACCGTTAGATTTAATCTACTTTTGCGAAGCCATCCACTGCTTTTCAATCTTACCGCGCCAGGCTGCATCAGTATGCCATCTAGGATCCGCAATGGCAGATTCCAGATCAGTCCTGGTCATGTCCGGCGTGCTGGGCGCCGACTGAATTGGGATGTTCTCATTCGTAATAGCCTGGTGATACTTCAAGAACGCATTGATTGAATCTGCGCTGTTGAGGCTATTCGACATAGCTTCTCGCTCATTGTTAGATAACGGGGCTTTGAGTAACAATCTTTCAGCCATTTGGATCTTTTCTTGAGCGCGCTCACCAAGCTTGTTCATCTCTTCTTGGTGATTGACCGTCATCTCTTCTTGGCCTTCTTGAGCTGTACTCAACACTGCCTGGGCTAATTCTTCAAACGCTTGTTGGCTGATGCCATTGTCTTTGGCCCAGTCTTTGTATATGCCCATCACATCATCTTCGGCATATAAACCGGCATTCTCTAACGAGGACAGATCGTATTCTTCAGGCGCTTTGTGTTTACCCTGCTTAAACTGTTTCTCCAGCTCGGCATAAGACTTGGCTAGTTTTTCAACATCAGGACCATCATCGTCCCAGAATTTCTCGGGATAGTAGTCTGGCCGCTCCAGGGCTGGCTCATCTGAATCTGCTTCTTGGCCTACCGGCGCATCCGAATCATCATGCAATGGGATCGGCGCCTCTTGGCTTGCTTCTGCATCTTCCGAGACAGATAAATTTAACAAAGATTCTTGTGCTTCTGTGTTGTCTTCTTGTGCTGCGTTATCCATTTTCGCTCCTTACTATTCGCTTCTCGATCATCCTTACAATCTCTGCCATGCCAGTTCTGACATAACCAAAACTAGAATCTTCTCCTGGATTCCAGCTCGGCTGCTCAATTGTAATCCCTCGAAGATGGCTCAATACCTTCTGGCCTTCTTCACTTTTAAAGACACGCCCGTACAGAATATCCATGTCATCTGCCTTTGGTGCCTCATAAAAAGCCTCGTTTAACCCTTCCCATCCATCGCTCATTGAATCGCTTCCTCTATTGCGCCCCCATCATCTACCTGCTGCGGCTGCGCCGCTGCCTGTTGCATCATCATCATCTGTTGCATCATCATCATTTGCTCCTCTTCAGTAGTCAAAAGATTCTGATCAATACCAAGTCGTTCTGCAATAAACTGCAATACTCGCGGTACAGAGATTACAGCCTGGCCTTCTGGCCCCATCTGATTGGCAATCTGCATATACTGCACAACATCATTGACCTCTTGCAATTTCTGCGTTTGCGCCAGCGGAGATACAGGTACGACCTTAACCTCAACACCGTTTACCTTTAGCGGCAAGTCAATCAAGCCCTGCTGATCCATGACGAACAATGCCCTGGTAACAATAGGAACCATCGTTTCAGTAATCAATCGGCCAAAGGCAGACCCAAGATTCGATGCAAGCTCTCTGGTCCTTTCTGCAATCTCAGTTGCCGACCTGGCGCTCATGTTATCTGGCGGCAGGGTATCGTCCATCATGATCTTCTTGATGTTCATGCGAAGATCGTTGACCACAATCTGACTCGTATTGAAGTCCCCAGCTCTGGGTAATGGCGACAATGAAGCGCCCTGTGGGCCACCGTTTCTTGCAACGGCAATCACCGCACCTGGCTGAATCTTAATGTTCTGTGGATTCAATACACCATCGTCTGCCGCAGTGTATACGCCAGCAATTGCTAGAGACGCATTCTTTAAAACCAGCTCCAGCGTTTTGTTCAGCGTTTTAATGTCACTGATCGCAGTAACAAGTGGGCCTCTACCATATACCTCACCGGCAACCTTCAGGTATCTGGAAACAATAAATGGGCTTGATCGCATTTCACGATACACCAGCTCTTGCCTTTTGGTAGTCCACAAGACATGATAATGATATCGACCAGTTTCGTTATCGAAGATTACAGCATCAGTCAGATCCAGTTCTTTCTCTGGAGATCTGGTCATTGCCTCTTCAAGCTCAACGGTCATCTGAGCGTCAGGAAACTCCCGCATTATCGCTTCAGCCTTTACTCGCAGCTTGCGATAAATGTTAGAGACATTGCCGTGGCTACCTTCCTCAATAGCAACAAGATACTGTGGAATAGCAGTAAATCTAATCGGCGTGGCTTCATCGCCAGGCGTAATCATCATCACACCAGTACCGACTGCCATGTCCAGCAGGAACTCACCCATAGCCAGGTCAAAGTTAGACTGACGCAACGCGTCAAACATTCTGACGTTGTAGTTATCTAGGATGGTTTGGGCTTGCGCCGCTTGCTCTTGCGGGATTCCAGTGCCAGCTTCGAGTCTGCACCACTGCTTGTATGGTGGAAATAAACCCGCCTGGAGGCGATTAGCGAATCGTTGCGTTGCATGAACCGCTGTCGAGTCAAAGACCCGCGACATTTTCGACTGTCCAGGAACTCTGCCCTCGTAATATCCATCGTACAAATTGCGCTGTGGTAGCGCGTACTCGTAACAATCCTCGTAAATGGATCGCCACAAATCTTTTCGAGCCTGGGCTTTTGCCTCTCGCTCCATCAAATCGTTTACGTTTAGTCTAGGCATCTCTTCTCGCCTTTAATCGTTTGCTCATTGCGGCAGCTTTGCTCTTAGCATCCGCTTTAGATGATGCGCCCCATGCTCGCAATGACAATAACAGCCTGGTGGGCCGTCCCTTTTCGTCACGCTCAGGCCCAGAGTTGCCAGCCATCCTTGCTAGAAAGCTGGCTCGTCTGGGATTATCACCAGATTTTACTGGCGGCTTTAGATCACCCCC